GGAGTGGGCTGATTCGCCTACGATCTGGAGTGCTGTCTCGAAAGCTCCAGCGAAACCCAAAACGAACGCTAAACCACGACGCAAAGCGCGTCAGAAGGGCTAACAATGGTTGCTGCCCCGCTTGCTTCTCGCATTTTTGATGCGAATGGCGAACTTTTACTCCTTGATGTGCGTGGATTGGGCGGTGTCGCCCTCCAATTAAGCGGCACATTCACTCTCACTGTCCAATTTGAAGCCACGGTAGACGGACAAACATGGGTATCCCTGCGGATGTTGCCGAGTAATAGCACGTCTGCGGCGACCAATGCGACGGCTGCGGGTGCGTGGTCTGCGAATGTCGCGGGTTTCAAGCTGATGAGGGCGCGAGTGAGCGCCTATACCTCTGGCAGCGCCGATGTGACGTTCTTGGCCTCCTCCGCCTCCGGGCGCATTGGATCGAGTGGAGGAGATGCCGAAACCCTTGATGGGGAGGACGGCTCCTACTATCTTGACGTCGATAATGTCACCGCAGGCACCCTTGTGGTGGCCCGTGGCGGGACTGGCGCGGCGACCCATACGTCTGGCAACTATCTGAAGGGTGCCGGGACGGGAGCAATTACGAGTGCGACGGCGGCGGCGACCTTTGCAGATATTTCTCCGCTGACAACACGCGGGGATTTACTGGTCGGGACCAGTGGAAGTGTGACCGGCGCACGACTCGCCAAAGGCAGTTCAGGAAATGTCCTGACGATGGCTGACGGCAATGATATCGGGTGGGCAGCGGCGTCTGGAGGCGGCAAGATTGTTCAGGTGCTTGGTACAACCTACGCAACGGCGGCATCATCGTCGAGTTCAACATTTGCGGCATCTGGATTATCACTGGCGATTACCTTGGCGGATGATTCCAACAAGTGTATTGTCCTCTGTGAGATGGGCGGCGTGGGAAAAGACGCAAGTAACACAAAATGCCAACTCAAATTGCTTAGGGCCATTGCTGGCGGCGCGGAAACAACAATCGCAACCGAGCCGAACGCGGCGTATAACGCAGCCACATCAGCATTAAATTCAGGTAACGGTGCAGGGTGGGCCATCTTGGATTCCCCCGCAACCGCAGCCGAAATTACTTACCATGTTGAGTTCGCAAGTCAAAACGGCGCGGCTGTGGCGTACTGTCAAACGAACAGTGCAACCAGTTCTATTACATTGATCGAGGTGGACGCATGAGCCTAATAAAAGCAATTTTATGGAAAGACCCGTCGGCTCGATGTGTCACTAGTGGCTCCGGCGACGACGAGAAGATTGTCCGATGGGAAGGACCCGGACGTCAGCCGTCGTCCAGTAAATTGTCGCAATGGGTCACGGACTATCACACCGCAGGGATTGAACAGGAACAGGAGGCGGCAGAGCAACTGGAGGGCAATGTGGCTGTTCAGGCGCTAATTGGGGAAGTGGCATCCCAACTCGGACTGAGTCAGGATGAATTTCGTGACTTGGTGAAAGACCGGGTGAAGTCGATCCTGCAAGGTGGATCATGAGTCTGGCCGCGCCGATAGCTGAACGCATCTTTGACGCCAACGGCGAAGTCCTACTCTTCGATGTCAGAGGATTAGGAGCAGTCGGGTTGCAACTGTCTGGCACCTTTACTCTTACGGTGCAATTTGAAGCAACCGTAGACGGGGAAACCTTCGTGGGATTGAACATGCTCCCTTCGAATAGTGCGACGGCAGTCTCTTCCACCACTGCGGCTGGTGCGTGGAGAGCGAATGTTGCGGGGTATCGACTGGTTCGGGCGCGAGTCAGCGCCTTTACGTCAGGGAGTGCCAACGCGACATTTCTGGCCGCGAGTACCGGAGGCGCACACTAATGCCCAGTGCGAACGACTTCGCCACTCGCGCCCTCCAGTCTATCGGGGTGGCAGATGCGATTGATACCATCTCCAGTGAAGATGCGGCACTTGCCCTCAACGTCCTGAACGAGTGGATCGACCAGCTAGGGATTCAGCGCAACACCATTTACACGGTAAAGCGCCAGACCCATACGTTAGCGAGTGGGACGTCGAGTTATACGATTGGCAGCGGGGGGACTATCAATGTCGCCCGTCCGATCTGGATACAGGACGTCGGGTTGATTCTGGATACGGGATCAAGCACGCCAGTGGAAGCACCGAGACAACTCTTTACGGATGAGGAGTATGCCGGAATCTCGCAAAAGACGCTTCAGTCTGGTCTGATTCAGGGTATCTGGTTTGACCATGAGTGGGCATCGGGATTGGGCAACATTCATGTCTGGCCGGTGCCAAATGTCGGGACCACACAACTGGTGTTGTATCTGCCTACGCCTTTAACCGAGTTTGCTGATCTCTCAACGGCCTATACGTTTCCGCCGGGATACGAACGGGCCATTCGGAGCAATCTGGCCGTCGAATTGGCTCCCTTTTATGGGATACCTGTCTCGCCGGACCTCCGCAACCAAGCATCGAGTTCGATGCTACGCATTAAGCGTGCCAATGTGCGGATACGCGAGGTGCCGATTGATCCGTCACTGACGCGACGAAGCCGGACGATGACGAACAGTCAGTTTCGAGGAGGATTGTTCTAATGCCGTCGTATCCCGGCTTCTGTGGGCCATCGTATATCTCTCAAAGCCTGATGGCGCGACCGGAACAGTGCATGAATATGTATCCTGAGCGTTTGGAAGTAGCGAATCGGCAGCGGTTGGTGCTGTATCCGACGCCCGGACTGGCGTTATTTGCGGAAAATGCGACAGAAGGTGCAGCCTGTCGTGGATTATTTGCCCAAGCGGGGCGTGCGTTTGCTGCTATCGGGACAAAAATCTATGAAATGTCCTCTACGGGGGAGTTAACCGAGATTGGCACGGTTGCTATCGACAGCAATCCCGCGACATTTGCCATGAATGGGGACGCCGGGAATGAATTATTCATTACTAGTGGCGATAAGGGCTATATTTACAACTTTTCGACAGAAGTATTTGGTGAACAGGTCACAGATGTGACACAGGGAGGCATGGTTGACGGCTATTTTCTTGGGCTGGATGCGGCGACCTCTACGTTAAAAGTCTCTGACTTGCTGGATGGCACGACATGGAGTGGTCTTAACACGTTGCAGCGGTCTGCGGCCCCTGATCCGTGGCAGGCGATGGTTATTCGGGACCGCACGATTCTTCTCTTTGGTACGGAAACGACGGAACCGATTTACGATGCCGGGACGTCCCCGATGCCGTTCGCGCCCGTGCCGGGGATTGTGATTCCGTATGGCATTGCGGCTCCGTTTTCCGCGAAAACCTTGGGTGCATCGACCTTATGGCTGGCACGCAGCAAGGATGGAGATCGTCAGGTCGTGCAGATGAATGGCTATAATGTGCGTCGTGTCAGCACCCATGCTGTGGAAATGGCGTTCAGTCGCTATGACGATGTGTCCGATGCGGTGGCGTTTACCTATCAGGATCAGGGGCATCAGTTCTACGAGTTAAACTTTCCACTCGCCAATGCCACATGGGTCTATGATTTGGCGCTTGGCATGTGGCATGAGCGCGGTCATTGGGATAGTGACGCACGGCGGTATCAGATGTGGGGACCACAGTATCACTGTTATGCGTTTAACAAGCATCTGGTGGGCGATGTCTCTGGTGCAGGCCGTATCTTTGAAATGAATATCGATCTCTATACGGATGTCGATGGGAACGGCTTGCGACGACAGCGTGTCCCACCAATTCTGGAAAACGAACAGAATCGGTTAATTATTAACAAGTTTCAGTTGCATTGTGATGTGGGCATTGGCCGAGTCGGGGCATCTGCCCAAGGCCATGATCCCCAGATCATGATGCAAATGTCCACCGATGGTGGAGAAACGTGGAGCGCAGAACGCTGGCGCTCGGCGGGGAAACTTGGGGAATATCAACATCGCGCCCAATGGTGGCGCTGTGGCAGTGGACGAAATGTAATTATTGCGGTCGCCATGACTGATCCGGTGCCGTGGAGGATAATTGATGCCATCGTCGAAGCTAAAGGCGCAATGCACTAATGGCAAAACCTGCTCCGATTCCGGTGACGTCGGCGGTCATTACGACCGAGATCGACCCCACATCGGGGGGCGATTTGCAGACCGGCTTAGTGTCCAACACATGGTTCGAGTATTTTTTACAGATGCAGGATCGGGTGGAAAAGAGTCCGTATGCGGTCGGCACGCTGTTCGACACGCTGACGGACCAGAGCGCGGCCATTGCTGCGACGAGTCTGACGATTTCGACTCCGACGGGGCTGACGACGAAGCTGTCGAAGGGACTCTATCGCGTTTTGACGTATGCACGGATTACACAAGCAGCCTCTACATCGAGTTCCCTGACCGTTACCCTGCGGTGGCAGGATGGGACGGTGGCCTGCACATCGTCAGGAAGCGCGATGACCGGGAATACGACGGCGACGACTGGGAGTACGGACCTGATGATTCGGAGTGATGCAGATGCGTCGGTGACGTATGAAACAGCCTATAGTTCATCCGGCGCAACGGCCATGCAGTATCGGCTGGATGTCGTCTTGGAGCAGGTAACAACCTAAAGGATAGATCATGGCAGACCCTAATACATTATCTCAACAATATGAGAGCAATCCATACGTGCTAGATGCAAACGGGAATGTACGTCCAATGACTGCTTTAGAGGCAGCGGAGCAGGCTTTTACAGGAACAATCCCGAACCGTCGTCAGCTAGATATTGAGTTGCCTGTGGACAGGTCAATTCCATCGGTTCAACCGCCCACTCTGGAGGAGATGGGAAGATTGCGCGGTGGTGGATCAACGAATTTACTCAACTTTGCGGGTGGTCGCACGGCGCAGGATGCTGTTGAAGATTCGTGGTTGACGTCCGGACCGGGTGGAGGGAGAAAAAGTTTCCCAACGCTGCCAGCTACTGATCAGGCGTCGGAAATACGTAAAGATTTATTAGGGCAAGATATTAGTATTCAGACTCCGTTTGGGACAATGACTGGCGGGGGTGGTTCGGAGGCTGGTCAGACTTGGGGGCAAAAACTTATTGATAAAATAACAACACCTCCATCCTTAAAAAGTCAACTGATTCCGGCGGGGATTGCCGCTGGCACCAGCTTGCTTGGGGCGTGGTTGGGGTCCCGATCCGCAAATAAGGCGGCTGAGATACAGGATCGCCAGTTTCAGGAGCAGATGG